AATGCGAAAGTGTCGGGTCTGTCGGTCTGAAGATTGAGAACGGTATCACCGCCCCAAGCTTTGACAGAATCGCTCTCGGGTGAGTTGTTGTTTACGACACCATCTTCGGAAACATATCCGAGCTCAGCAAATGCCGCATCGAGTGCAGCTGTTGCGCTGGTAGGAAGTGTGGTTCCGAGAGGAGCCCAGTGAACAGCTCCGCCGACTTTAGGCTTACCTACTGATACTTTTGTTGCATCGGGCATAATTAAGCCTCCTTTAATAAAACAGATTATAGTAACTACGATAGCGGTACCGCTTAAGTTCAGTGTCGGTGTTATCATTACCGCCGCCGATCTCACAGGTTATGTCTGTCGTTTCGTGAAGCTTATCCATTGCTGTTCTGAGTTTTTCATCAAGAACAGCCGCTGCGTACTTGCTCGGACCGTAGGATCTGAACTCGAGTGTCACAGCATCAATGCGGTTAGTTCTTCCAATGTCTACACGCTGGAAGATTATGAACGATTCCGGGACCTGCTTCGGTATCTCCAAGACCACAGGGATGTTATCCTCTGCAAATTCCGCATCAAGAAAGTTTTTCACTCTTTCTTCAATCATTGTCATCACCTTTGTCTTTCCGCACTATTACGTGACATCTATCGAAACCCACGAAACTTGAATCTACTTCTCCGTGCCTTTCAGCTTCATTCAACAAAGCATCCATCATGAACTGAGATTTTAAAACCTCCACCACTCCGGAGCTCTTCAATTTGACTTTAACCTTCGAGTTCTTCAAGATGTACCTTCTTGTTCCACCTTAATGGGATATTTGCTTCGATGCCTGCTGTTGGCTTTCCTATGGTGTGATATCTTCCGGTAAACGGTGCGGGAAGTATAACATAAGTGTCTTCCCAGTTATTATCATCGCCTTTCGGGATTGCCAGCGTGTATTTGGTCTTCTTGCCGTGCATCGCCAGGTTGTTGGTGATGTCATCAGCTGAAGGTTCTCCGACCAGCACGTCGCTGATATCCTTTGGGGAAGTGCTGTAAACAGGAGCACCGAAATTATCGGTGCCTGTCTGTGTCTTGACTTCTAATGTGACTGTTATACCGGTCATACAGAAACCTCCGGATCATTCAAACAGGGAACTATTCCGATCTTATTACCATATCCTAAGAGCTTTTTCTCAGTTCTGTTCAGATACAGTTCTCCGACTGAAGTATTTGTTCCCATAGTCCAGGACTGCGCATAGCCCATTGCAGACATTGATCCCTGCGTTGCTCCAACAGGGATATCCGGATCAATGCTCATTGATCTCTGGACCATGCGGATTGAAACAATCTTCTTTGCATCAGCTGCCGCGTTTGCATTGAAGCTGTCGATTATAATTCCCGCATCATTTAAGAGATTTGAGCAGATGTTCTGCTGTGCGGTTGTCATTGGCTCGGACATTCTATCCTGAACATCCTGAACGGTTGCGTATGCCATAACTGCCTCATTTCTTGGTTTTCTTTGTCTTCTTAGGAGCCTCGGTCTTGGGCTCTTCTTTTTCCTCCAGTTGCACCGGTGCAACTTCGGACTTTTCGACCTGCTTCACTTCGGACTTGGGTTTTTCCAAGTCAGCGGCGAGCTTATGGCCCGCCGCCTTGTATTCTTCAACTCGGTCATCCGCTACCCAAAACTCGATTCCTGTGAAGCAGTTGTTCATCTTTATCATCAGATCGAAGGAACTCTGCTTGCAGTGAGAGCGTTGAAGCAATCGGTGTCAGCGCGGAAGCCTACTTCGATTTCTGCTCTTACTGCGAACATATTCTGCTGGAAAAGATTGATGGTGTTGCCATCGGGAAGATCAAGAGTTGCCTGATCAGAGATAGCAATCTGAACATCATCCTCAACAGCGCCCCAAACTGCCTGAGTCCAGTCACCGCCATAGCCGATTACGGAAGGAGTTCCGCTCTTGAAAGCTGCCTTAGACATTTCGGTTCTTGCTCCGAGGATCATAGGGATAGCACCCTCTGCAGTATTATTGACGAACAGAGGTCTGTTAGCGTTGTCTTTTGCTCCGAGAAGGATTCCTCTTGCCTGAGGGGAAAGGATGTAGCCGTCGAGCAGTCCACCATGAAGCGCAATGTCGGTATCTGCTGCAACAAGTCCATCATAGGCATTGGATGCGAGGCTCTGAGCAGTTACATTTGCGAAAGTGTCAAAGTCATCGCCGGGAGCTGCTCCGTGAAATACAGTATAATCAAACTTTCTTCCGAGAGCTGCAGGGAGCCTGCGAACAATCTGATCATAGAGAGCGCCCGTGTCTCTTCTGAACTGATTTGAAAAAGGAACGATTACAGAGAGGGTATATCCTCTGAGCATCTTGGTTCCAAGAGCGGGATTGCTTACGGGCTTCTTTCCGGTTTCGCCTACCCATTCAGCCTCAGGATCCGAAAGAATTTCAGGAATTGCGATTCCTCTTCCGGGAAGGTCGCTCTTGCGGGCAAGTCTCATAACCTTTGATTCTTCAGCAACTTTCTGCATGATCTCTCTGCTCACATCAGCAGGGAGTGTGATGTCTGATCTGTTAGTGGGAATACCTGACATAATTTTTCCTCCTTAATGTAAAACGGCTGAAATGTAGTCAGCAAACTGCTGCTTTGTTGAGCCGCCATGATTAGTGGAAATCTCTCCGCCATCCTTTACCTTAGGATAACCGGAAGGCTGGGCGAAGGCTTTGATCGCCTCGGCCTGTGCTTTGCAAGCTTCCTCTGTATCTCCGGTAAGAAGATTCGAAGGGATTCCTGTTTCTTTTGATACTGTTTCTCTCATTACCCTGACTTCGTTCTCTTTTCTGAGAGCCGCAAGTTCGGATTCGAGATTGTTTGCTCTTTCGGTTGCCTTCTGAAGTTCGCTCTTGCTGGCTTCTTCCGCTTCGTCATACTTAGCGGCCTTTGCCTTAAGGTCTTCGTAATCAGAATACTTGCCTTTTTCTTCAGCGAGTCTCTTTCCTACGATTGCGTTTACTTCGTCCTGGGTGAAAGTGCGGTTCTGGCCTTCGCCATTTTCCTGAGTGAGTACAGTAGCGGGTTCGCTCATTTGATATCCTCCTAAAAGAGTAAAATTCCTCGACTTGGCGCGAGTAGCCTATTAAAAAAGCACCTTTTGACGGGTGCTGATTTAAACATCGATTAATTCTGAATTGTCAGGACCTTCGGTCTTTTTGTCTTCTGCATATGCAGCTCGCCTCATTGCGTTAATCTTGTCCTGCGGAGTTCTTCCATCTGCATGTCTATACATGCTCAAATATCTATCCGGATCATATCCTTCGACATTGGTTCTCTCATTGAATCTGATTGCATATGCGCAATCACAATTTGAATGAATGTGCTCTGCATGACCGCCTTTGATGGCTTTCTTTGATGCGTACTGCCATCCACGCGAGGCGAGAGTTAAACAGAAAGCACAAGTCTCGCCCGCCGGAATCCAAGCAAATTGTGCTCCGTCCCTTAAACTGTTCTGTAAAGTCGTATCCTGCCCGGCCTGTTTGACAAGCCTTCCGACCACGTTAGAGATATAGGTCGCATCCTCGGAAAACTTTAATGCCCCATTAATAGCCTTGCCTGTTTCTGCAATCGTGGCGGTCTCTGCAGGTACCGCAGCAGGAAGATAAACTTCTGAAAGTTCAGCCATTGTGTCATAGTATTCGCAAGCAAGAGCCGCCGCTCCCTCGCCGTATTTTGTAGCGAGTGCATAAGCAAATTCTATAAGCTCATCCCTGGGAATATTGGCAAGGCCTACGCCTCCCCATCTTCCGGATACGCTCCAAACGGCATCTCTAAATTCATCCGCTGCCTTCTGGCTTAATTTTGCTAAGAGGTCTCTATATTTTGTCCATTCATCAAGAGAAACCGTCATTTATCTATTCCTCTAATTCCGTCAAAACCTGAAGTCCTCTCGCCTTAGCCTGCTGCGCGTTGATTCTTCTGATATCTGACTGTGAGAATCCTACCATTTCAAGGAATACATCAGTCTGACCAAATCCCGGTCTTGCAGTAGCAATCTTCAAAGCCGCATCAGCTGTTGATGCTATTGAGGGCATCATCGGATTCTTGAAGTGAGGCATAATAGCTTTGTCTTCGTCTGTCAGTTCATCAACAGAAACATTCTTCTCAATAGCAAGAGCCATGAGCATGATCTGAGTCAGTGACACTCCGTTTCCTTTATTGAGTTTTTCAGCAAGAGATACCAGTTTCTTTGACTGAGCTTCTATCGCATCTGAGCTTGTCGGGTTTGCTTCCTCAACAACTCCCACATCATTGGAAGACAATCCGGTTATTGCAGAGAACTGAGTCGCAAGAGCTTTAAGCATCTGGATATGAGGGGATATATTTCCCTGAGCCAGCTGTCCGAACTCAGGAACCTGCCCTGATTCCGGATCTCTTGTTGCTGCGAGCATTGATCCTACATACTGCTTGAATTTCTGACTTATTATCACATCGTACTGTTCATCACTAATTCCAAGAAGGTATTTCTGCGGTGATGTAGCAAATTCAAGTCCGATTGTCGCATTGCAGATAGTACGAACAAAGCCTTTTATAAGTCCGCGCTGAGGAGCTTTAAGCCTTGATCTTCCTAAAGGCTTTCTATCTGTGGCGTTCCAAACCATAGGCTCCATAAGAGGTCTTCCCATCTTGTGAGGGAACTCTTCAGCCTTAAATGTCTGTGTATCTGCGATACGTTTAAGTACCCAGATTGAAGTGTCATTGTAAAAATTGATTATAGATACGAGCTCTTTTTCTCCGCTCTTAATAGTATCTATAATCGCAAGACCGTATTCGATCCTCCCAAGTTCTCCGTTATACTTTGCCGCTGCTGTTTCTGGAGAATGAAATCTGATCCTGGCTTTCTTGTTATCATCAGCTGAAAGCGTAGCGAATACGCAACCAAATTCGAGCTCTGTCGTTGCAGCTTTAGGATATTCGGATAAGAGTTTGTTCCTTTTGGCTATCTGAGTTATCAGCTCAATATCTCCGCCATTCTCACCTACAAATCCATCAAAAACAGATCTCTCGGCGAGAACGTCAACAGCCTGTCCGCCCCATCCGCAATCCATCTCCAAACCAAGAAGATTGTCAGGCAAAGCGATACCAAGATTAACCTCAGAAAGAGGGATTTTCCCTTCGTAGTATCTGCTTTTTATGGCGTTTGCGTTTCTGTGCTTATTGAAGATCCGAACGCACTGATTAAACTGATCCTGAACTTCTTCAGGCATATCCAAGATAAATTTAAAATTAAGCTCGAACATTTCTTATCCTCATCCGATCCGTTGTTTTCTTCCGGGGACTCTCTTAGAATTTCTCGCTCCCCAGAGAGCAAGTGCGCACGACTCTATTGGGCCGGATGTTTCTCCTCCAAAACCCCAGCCTTTGCCAATAGGTCTTTTGGTTGCGTTCTTTGCGCTCTCGTTTAATATTTCCTGTTTAGAGTACCAAGTCAGCTGTTTGGTTCCTATCTCATCGACAAGAAGGCTTGCTGATGCGATAACCTGGTTTGCAGTAGGTCTGATGATAGAATCCTGAGCTTTCCAGATGTCCTTGATCTTATCGTTGAGAACATCCACTCCATTCTTGCCATCAATAACCACGCATGATGCCTTAGTTGCTCTTGCATTGAGCCAGTCCGCAAGCCACTGAACACCTGCAGCTGTGGATTTCTGCTCGATAACGGATATTCTGGCGATTCCGTCTTTGTCGATTACAGCTCCGCTTAAGCAGACTGTCGAACCATCAGCAGAAAACTTAATACCATAAGCGGTTTTACCTTCAGGTTTGAGCTGATCTGATTTGCAAGCACTCCATTTATCCCTGTCGAGTGCGTAGTTTTCTTTCGTGATGGTTTTTGCTAAATATCCTAAATGCTCTCTTGCGAAAGCATCGGGTGTCATGCTGATAAGGTCTTTTTCAAGTGCTGAGACGAGCAGCTGGAATCCAAGAGAAGGATTGCATTCGTACCATCTCTCCTTATCGGACACATCCCCGATCTCCCTTGTGGACCATTCATGAATACACGCACCGGGGACAGCTTCATCATGCATCTTGTCTATCTGCTTCTTGAAGATAAAACCTTTATGTTCTGCCTCCGGTGTCGGAGGGGTACCCATCAATATGGTCTGAGGGGATCCGGACGGTGCCGCTGAGTTCAGAGGTGAAAGTGAAGCGTCCTGAGCTTGTGTATAACTCTGCGCCTCATCAACTACGATGAGGTCAAAGGTTCCGCCTCGTCCCATGTCGGAACTATTTCCGCGAGTTCTGAACTCTATGTGACCGCCATTTTTAAGGTCAAGGACCATCTGCCCTGCACTGGTTGTATATTTATCGACCAGTGCGTTGAGTTCCGGATACTTAGCCATCGGATCATCTCTTCTGTCTCCGAATTTCTTCCGAAGCCTGTCGAATGCGATCTTTGCAGTCTGGAACTCTTGCGCAGTATGAAGTATTCTTTCACCCCGCTTAACTAAGCCCCAAGTTTCGCGTGGCTCGGAGTCTCCCGTTTTACCGTTCTGTCTTGGCACCATCAAATAACAGATATGATGGATGAGGACTCCTTTATCATCAACAGCCAACCAATCATCAAGAACAAGCGCTTGCCACGGATGAGGTTTGAGAGCGTATGCGGTAGCAAGTTCTGTCGCATATTTGCCCTCGGTTTTTTGCCAAGGCTCGGCTCGATGAAAGATCGGAGTCTGTCTTCCGATTCGTTCACTCATTTGCGGCTGCTTTATTCAGGATTCTGAACAAAGGTGTCTCGTTCTGGGCTTCACTGTTCTGATTCCTGAGAGCCTTTAACCTATCCATTGCTTCGAAAAGACCAGTCGCCAGTGGCTTGATGTCTCTTCCGGAATCTGTCATATCGAGAACCTTTGCATATTTTGCAATGATGGTCTCGCAGATCCTGATCTCGTCTTTGGATTTTACAGCTGCTGAAATGCTGTTTCTTGACCTTGATGAAGGTTGCTTGTTTTTTGCCATATTTTGTTACCTCCTTGGAATGACCAAGTATGAGCTTAAAAACCGCTCCCCACTTGAATTTTTAAAACGTCTGTGGTCTACGTTGTGGATAACTTTATTGTGGATTTTGACTTCGAGAGTGCTGGCGCTGGGCCAGCGTGGAGGCGCTTCAGGGCCTGGGAGGGGTCCTCCCCCACCCCTTTCGGAGTGCTCTCTCTCACCAGTTTCCATCCTGTTCAATCGTCCCCGTTGCTCTTGTCGCATGAGGACAGTAATTTATTTTATTTGACTTCCTTGCGTTGCATATCCAATGAGCCGGAGCTAAGTTGTTGGGATCCTCGGCTACATGACGAGGTGAATCATAACCGTATTCTTTCCATCTGCTCACCGGAATGATCTCGTCTATTACAAACGACAACGGATGCGACGAATCACTTGGCTCGTCATAGTGAATAGGTTTCCCACATATATGGCACGGTAGTTCCGCGGCCCTAATACGGGCTCGGTTCTGTCTCCTGAGGGTACCGTTTTGACTGCGTGGGTTACTGCTCATAACATCTCCTAACATTGGAAAAGCCCCTCACTTTCGTAAGAGGCTTCACCGGGGTCTATACAGTGTCTTTATCCACCATTTGCACGATTACATATTAGCGTTTATTTTTTTCTCTGGTGTGTCGATTTTGTTTATATTTGTTGCACCGGTGCAACTCGGGCTTATACGCCTGCTGCTTCTCTTGGAGTCTAATCCTCGTCTCTTTCTTTGCCAGCTTGAACATTGCTGTCCCGACAATTGTGAGGATTATTATCACAACAACGTAAGCCACTCTTATTATCACTTCTTCACTCATCTCTTCATGATGTCTCACCTTCCTCGCTTTCTGCTTTATATTTCCTTTTTAATTCGTTCTATCATATCCAGAAAAACCATAGTTTCTACCATTCCTCCGATAGGAATACCGCTATTTATGTAATCATATTTTACTAAAAATTCCTCAACATAATCTTCTCCAAGATTCTTAGCAACCCATTTTGCACCCTCTTTTCTTAAGTCATATAATCCTAACTTCATTCTTATGTTATGTATTAAGTGTTTCATACTTCCTTACTTTCCTTGTATTCCTATGCTCAACTGTCCGTAACCTATCTGAACAGTTATGTGATAGATGTTCGGCTCATCCTTACCTATCCTTATCCCGATGCCGCAGAACAAGTCATTGATTATCCACACTGCGAAAAATCTGCCGATATTGAATCCTCTATCAAAGTCCATTATTCCTCACTTTCTACAACCAACTTCTTTACATGGCTTACCTTGAATGACATATTACCAACGTAGAAATATTTGGGTCTTCGGAAGTCGTGCTTCACCGAAAATTCGTCGACATATCCCAACTTGCCCCATACCCAATCCCCATCAAAGAAGAGTATACGGACATTCTTTCCGACAAATGTCATAAGCTCTGCGTGTTTCATTCCTCTAATACCTCCTTAACGCATCCGCTATGTTTGCAAACATATCACTTAATGCTTGTGTTGCATCTGCTAATATCTCAGCCAATATCTTCGGGATGCTTGCTATTACTTCGCACATCTCCTCAAGCTCGGATCTCGTCAATTCGCTCTTTACCCTTTTGTCTTCCTGGGGATATGGAACTCTGCCGTGAACCTTCTTGAACTTCTTTTTCCATTGCCGGTGATTCATCGTCCCTTCTTTCTCCTCTCACACAAAATGAAGATTGACTGCTACATCGTACACGAACCTGCTCTTGATATGTCCGTAAGTACTCCTCTCTGCATCTTGGGGATAACGGGCTCCGTACTGGATGTTGTTCCAAATTCCGGTATCATACTCCCTCGGTATATTCTGCCGGGCCGTATCAATGGCGTTGATGATATCCAGATACTCTGAATACTTGACCGCCATTTTAAATGTCGGGTCTCCCGGATCTCCGCTCGGAGGGGCTGATTCGCCCCCGCTGCTCTTCGGAGCGATCATTGTTGCGACTTCATCTTTAAGCCTGTGATAATCCCTGATGGTCCATAAGGTTTTGTGATAGACTGCCGCAGGCAGAATGTATTTTGTCTTCTTTCTCTGATAGTCTTTCATTGCTCCTCACTTTCTGACCTCGGTAATAAATCTTTGACCGCTTCAACATCTGAGATAAAAGATTTGGCTATCTCTTCGTCTGTGCAATTACAATGTATTTCCTGCGGCTCAACCATCTTTGCACCGCAATGAGGGCAATAATCGTAATATCCAAAATCCTCAACAACTATGGTCGTAAAACAACATCTATCGCATTGGCACTTGATGCCCCAAGTCTTAACACCTGCAATATCATAAGCATCTACTTTTGTTTTTCTGCTCCAATGCCCTGTCTCCGGCTTTTGCATTTTCTTTACAACGGCATCTGCCATTGCTTCTATAGCACTTTCTGATATTTCTATTGTCATTCCTTGTCCCTCGCTTTTATCTGATCTCTCCAAATCCCGCCTTGATTATTACCTCTGCTCTCTCAGGTGGTACCGTGATGACCTCTCCAGCATTGACCTGCCTGTGAAGCTTCGTGTCGCTGTAGGTTGTTGTGATCCTCAGCTTCACCGTCTCGGACTTCTTGGGCTTGACCTTGTGGTCGAGGATCCTCTCCCAGGCTTTCTTGATTGCCTTATTGTCGTATTCAAATTCGAATATCGGGATGTTTAAGAGTTTATGCACATCGAATCCCATATCAAACGGGATGATATATCCTGTCTCTCCGTCTACAACTCCCATCTCCTTGGCTGAAGGGAAGGGACAGCAGATTACCGGAACGTTATTCGTCAGTGCTTCGAGCATTGAATATGACCATGCTTCCGAGTCGCTGAGCTGGACCAGATAATCCGCTGCGGCGATATAGGGCTGAACATCCATCTCCAAACCCATATTCACCATTCCCCTGGGTGCATTCGGGATAACTCCTTCGGAGAAGTTAAACCAGATAAACGGAATCTCCGCTTCATTGAGTCTTTCTGCTAAAATTCTCATCCTCTGTTCATTGTTTCCCTTGTCGGCCGCGGGGATTCTTGTCGCTGATACGAGGATCAAGGCTTTCTTGTCTGTTTTCTCTATCGGGTTATGTATTACCATCGCGTTCTTCGCCTCTTCGAATGTTTTCTTGCTCGCTGCGCTCACATTGACAATGAAGTCTGAATCTGCCGGTATGAACCACTGGGGATCTGTCTTGCATCCGTGACACATTCTCACGGATTGATTGCACCGGATATTGTTCGGAGTCTTATCCAGGATCCTCAGCATTATGAGCGTATCGCAGGCATACATTTTGTTGTAATCGTAATCAATGACTTTTATGTGTTTTTCGAGCCTGTTCCGCTGCCTTATGTCGACCGAACCGACCACAAGAGCGACATCTCTGTCTTTCATCAGCCGCCCGAAGTGATAAATGAATGACTCTATCCCCCCGATCACATGAAGCCCTCTGATATAGAGGATCACATCGTGCTGTTCCGGTATCGGAATGATCGCACATCCTCTGTAAGGTTCGCCTCTGAGGTAATGCGCCCACATGGTATTGACCGTGGGCTTATAGATCTGACACCATCTCGACAGTTCCGGGATATCGTTCTGATGTGTCAGCAATATGACTTCGTTCGTTTCATCCTCTTTTTTGATCTCTTCCAAGAGTTCTGTCATATCAGCTGTGACGTGATGGAAGTAGTAAACGATCCTTTTGGTCTTTGTCTGACCGTTCTTGTAATTCTTTGTGTTACTTCCTGATACATCCGTCCGATAAAAATACATATACTCGGGAATGATGGCGGCTTTGATATCTTTGCTCAGATATCCGACTCTTCTTGAAAAGTCTTCATCTTCTGTCGCATCCTTTTGTTCGTTAAAACGAATATTCCCGATCAGGGACCTTTTAAAGCATCTTGTGCAGGCGGACGGATTTGAAAGCCTGTCTCCCTGCCTTTTGACTTTATAGTCAAATTGCACACCCTTGATGTTCAAAGAACGCCATGAATACTCAATGAGTACGGGGTTATCTTCTATCTTTTCAAGAAGCTTTCTGATGAAGTGCGGGGATACCATGTCATCTGAGTCAATGAACTGTATATATTCGCCTTTCGCACATTTAAGGCCTCTGTTCCTCGCCGCTGCCTGCCCCTGGTTTTTCGTTCTGATGACTGAGAGCCACTTATACTTGGATTTATAGGGCTTCGGTGATCCATCGTCTATGAGGATGACTTCTACTCCGGGGGTACCGATTATCTGCTTATCAAGGCACTCAAGGAGTTCGTCCGTATATTCCTTTGTGTTGTAATACGGGATTATGATTGAAAGCTTCATACTCCGAACACTCTCCTTTCAAACATCAGCGCCTCAACACCATCATCGATGTCGCAGGTGTAATCATTTATCGCTACGTAATTCGTATAATCGATCACATCCAAGGGACCGCCTTTTATGACCTGCCAGAGCTCCCATGAAATAGCTTCACGATGAAATCTTCCTTCGAGGTCATATTTGTGGCATTCTTCAATCTTCCGGAAGAACAGTTCCGTATCTTGGACTTTGAAAGCGAAGGGTTCCGCCCAGTTCTTAGTGTATTTTTCACGGAACGGTGGAGCTGAGGCAAAAAACTGTATCGTTTGGGTCTCGGTCTTTACGATCTTCCTGATGGCATCCTCTGAGAAGTACACATCCCCGAAGATATAACAAACAGGTTCGTCCATGGGATAGAAAGCCTTAAGCCATTTATGCTGATTTTTGCCATACTGAAAATCGTTATCGTGTCTCAATACAGGAACACCGTTATTCATTGCCACACCCTCGACAGTGTTGCTGTTGGTGCTTACGGCTATGTCCTTGGCTCCATAAGACCTTAAAAGCCTTATCGTTCTCTCGAGGATTCTTTCCCCCATGACTTTCAAAAGCTGTTTGGGGTAATCTCCATACTTTCCGCCGCACATGATGATATATTTCACTGCTCTTTTCTCCTCTCATAAAGCTTGCAGGCCTTTGTGCTCCTTGGTTTATATCCTGCTCTACCTTTAAGGCATTTCCCGTAACTCTCGGAGGTTAAGTCGGGATGTGCCTCCCAGAATTTACACGCTCCACATTTGTCGGAGAGGTTTGTCCTTTCCATCTGCTCTTTTCTCAGGTGCTTCTCTCCCTGGAACTTCCATTCCGCCTTCAGCTGCGCTTCCTGTATCTCGTAATATGTCGCGTTATCCGGAACTCTTATCTCGGCTTTGTAAACTAACATCCCTCTCCTTTCTGTTGCACCGGTGCAACTTTTCCGTTTACGCCTGCTGCTTCTCTTTTATGCTTTAGCCATCGCTCTATATTTCCTGACTATTTCGATGGCTTTGTTAAATCCTTTGCGGTAATAGTCCATTTTATCGGACTCATTCGTACATCCGGCTGCCATCATTTCATCAAACTCCTCAAATGTCTGCTCACTGTTATCGAGAAGTTCTTCTTCCATCTGATCGAGTAGTTCTTCCGGCATTCTTTCCCTCCTTTGTGAACGCTTCCACCAACGCTTCTTCCCAGAGCTCGTTCCTTCTCTCGGTGTCCTCAACTCGGAAGGGTTCGCGTTCGTTTTCTTTGATTACGCGCAGCACATTGTCCCACGCTTTCTTGAATATGGTCTTGGAGTCCTTTTTGATATCCTCAGGATTTACGAGAAGGTTTATCTGCCATTCTCCCGGCTTCGTGCAGATCAGAAGATCCTGGATCTTTCCATTGAACCTCACAAAGTTCTTTATCCACGACACTTCGACCCCCTTAAGGTTGCATTTAATGGTGAACTGATGCTCTGTCATTCCCCCTCCTTTCCGGGCGACTGCACCGACCGCCCTGGGTTATTTCCGTGATATATTCTCCTGTCCGGAGGTGTGCTTATAAATAATTCTTCCCGAATATCTTCATGAAGTCCTTATCGGGATACTGTTTCATGAAAGCGGTCTGTCCTGCACTCTGCAGGATCCTGCATATGTCATAATTGACATGAATCGCTTCCGGGTGATCAAGGTGATGCTCATGACAGAGGTAAACCTTCAAACCGTACTTCTCAGAGTTCTTTCGGGAAGGTCCCATGAAGACGTGATGCTCTTCGAGGTTGTTTCTTCTCTGGTAGTCATGATGGAGCAGTGCGCAGAGATAACAATAACCGTCTTCCTTGTTCTGCATGATTGACTTCATGATTCGATCTCCCAGCGAGCCTCTTTCTTGACTGTCAGCTTTATGGTGCCCTTCTGGGTGAGCTTCACAGTCGCTTTATATCCGGTACCGCTATCAGCGGTGAGACTTACAAGGCCGCTGTCGGACATCTGATTGATTCCGAACTTTACAAGGTCTCTCAGCTCTTCATGATCCTTCAGGAGCTCATCCGCATTATCCTGAGCCTTGAGCCTTGAAGACTCCATCCTTTTGAGGGCCATTGCTGCGGAGCAGTCGCACAAGCTCATCGCTTTCCTCATCTGTTCGTTGTTGCTCATTCCCTCTTCGCCTTCAAAGGTCTGAACCTGTCCGCAAAATTTACAAGGTGCACTATAATTCATATCTTGTTCTCCTCTCTGAACCACCAAATGTGCTTGTCAAAAATATCTGCCTTAATGTCTTTTTCTTCTGCAATAGGGAAATCGTCCTCGGCATATTCCCTTGGCTTTGTGAATCTCTCAATGCCATCAGGCTCGATGATTACTGCTGCCTGACCTTTGCAGTAATGTGTGATCACTCCGGGCTCGGATCTCCACCAAACCTTTCTGCCGATTACCTCTTCCTCCTATCGTGTGAACATATCCTTCAACCTTTATCACCTGATAGGGCTTCTTTCCGACAGTCACGTCCCAGGGCATCTTTTTGTAAACCAGAGTCTCCATGTCTTGCTTTTTTATGAGATTGATTTTTATCACTCCTGCACCTCCTCGGTACCATCTATGATTCTGTTTACTGTGTTCAACATGACTTCCATCTTCGTTCTCATTGCTCTAAACTGATTATCGCCAAGCATCCTCTCGAGTGCCCTGATATCACTTGCAAGACCTGCTTTATATCCTCTGACGGTATGAGGATCAAGTATGTTTCTACGCTCATCGACGGGCTCGGCAGTGTGTACGGCTTCATCGTTCCCCGAGCTATTTCCTCCCAGTTCAGTGTCAGGATCCGACTCATCATTTTTGATGACTCCAGCCTCTTCCGCCTCTTCAGCATCTTCTGCTCTGCTCTGCTCGGGATCAGGATCGTCTTTGGGTTCTTCCCGGATCTTCTCCATCTCTTTGACGTGAGGTGCTTTGACTGTTTCGGGCTTTTTCGGTACCTCAACCCTCTTCGGTTGCACCGGTGCAACTTCGGGCTTTTCCTCTGCGATGGGTTTCCCATAAACAAATTCGTAGGCATCTTTTGCTTTAATGAATACATGACCATCTTCTCCATTGCTTACCGGCATTATCTCCGCCCATGCGCTTGTGATTTCCATCCAGGAATGATTCGTTTTTGTTTCAGCTCTTGCTACTGTGAGGGATGCTCCATCATCTTTGACAATCAGGATCACCTTTCCTTCTCCGGCTACCCTTGCCACGTAGGTCATCTGATCTATGGGCTTGAATATATCTTTCAGGCGGTCCCATTCCTCACCTTCTGAAAAGAAGTTCCATATCTTGCAAAAAAGGAATGTGTTTTCTTCTCCGATTGCCTTTAATACTCTGACGAGAAGGGAATCGGTCGGAGGGTTCATGATCTGCTCGAAGTTCTCTTCAAGATGCTCGACCTCACTTTTGCTTCTTTCCTCATCGATCTCGTTCTTTATCGCCTGGATCTCTGACTTGGTATATTCCGGTGTTAGCTCCTCGGTGATTACTTCGGGGATCCTGAGCATGAGCGCGAGCTTTGCATATCCGAAGCCCTTATACTGTTCAAGCAGCCTGTCTGAATTGCCTTCCTCGGAAAATCTGTCATTGATCCTGATGAATCTTGATACCATCGACTTATCAAGACCAAATTCTCCGTTTGCAAAATCGAGATAATCTTTATATCCCGAACCGACCAGGATGTCTGTGTCTCTTGCGACCTTCAACAGGTACCCAATCCTTACGAATCCCTCTGAGGTCCTTTCCAACTCTGTGCGGAGCTCCTGTCTGTACTCCGCATAATCGTGCTGATAAACTATCTGTTCCATTCGTTATCCTTTCTGAGTTATCCACATGGGAAGGTTAAAATCCCTAAAATGCACGTTTTTGCATCTTAAACCGCTGTTTTGTGCTGTTTTGTGCGGCTTTTTGCTTCTTTTTGCAGTTTTGCGAGGTCTAAGCTCTTAACATATCTTCCGAGCCATCTGTCGATTTTCTTCTCATCAGGCTTCGAATCATGGATTCCGTACCACTGCTCGATCTTGCCCTGCGGATTGAGTTCTACAGTGATATAAGGCTCTTCGGGGTTCTTCTTGGTTCTGAGCAAGCATATTATCTTTCTGCGCTCTGCGTGGCTCTTCAGATATCCGTCTCCGCCTACGCAATGATGAAGCAGTCTGCCTTCGTCCACGATCTCGCTGGCACTCATTGCCGGTCTGATGACAAGCGCTCCACTTTCGTAGTGGTAAACCTTATCAGCTCCTTTGAATCTCGTTCTGATCTCCTTGAATCTCTCTTCCACTTCCGCTTTTCTCGTTTCAGCTGCTCTTTCATCCTTTTCGATGACTGCTTTGTCATGCGCTGCTTTGAGGTTCTTCGGGAAAAGGATTATCGAATCTGTCATGTCATATCCGAGGGCTTCTTTCATTTCCAGATAATCCCGATATTCACGAACCTTTCCGGCGAGGGTGTTCCCTTTCTTGGTCTGCTTGCGAATATAGTTGATTATCTTGATAGCCGATGAATGACTCAGCAGCTTCTTAATGTCCTCTTCAGGAAGTCCGTACTTGATCAAATCCTGTGCATATTCTCCGAGGTTCCCGCTGATCTTCTCCATCCTGTAGATCTGAAGCGCACCAATCTGATCTTCCGGCTTTTGCTGTACCAGATCCTTGAACCTTCTCTTTTCAATCTTCAGATAGTCCCAAGGGGTTTTCGCTTTGGGATTGAGTCTCATTCCCAGCCCGTTGTACATCTTTCTCCAGATAATCTCGATAAGGCCTGTTTTAAAGAGCATCTCGAACCAAGGATTCTTTATATACGCCTGCTGCCAGTCTGCAATCGTGTAATATCGTGCTATCCTGTCATTCTCGAGCGCTTCCTGCGTCATTGAATACTGCATCACAGTGCCCTTCATGTTTTTCCATGTGTCAGGATGAATGAATCCGCAGGTGGGACTGTTATCTGTGTAACCCATCGTTGAAAAGCAGTAAGTGCTGTTCCACTCTCCGCCGTGCCATCCCCAAGGGTGATAAAACTCTTTATAGAGCTTCTTCTTCATTCCGGCAGGGAACCAATATCTCATGCGCTCTGACAGCTCAAATACTTCGTAAGACTTTTCCTTGTCCGGTACCGCCGAGAGAATCGGTCTGAAGAATCTGAGGATCCATCCGCCCTGCGGAAGCTTCTGTCCGTACCAGAGATCGATGTCATGACAGATGGGATTTTTTCTGTTTCTCTTCGAAGCCAGTCTGCCTATCACTTTGCACTTCGGGCATTTGATATAAGGGCCTGTGTACGTCTCCCTAAATTCTTCAAATTCCGGAGTGTCTTCCTTCACAAATTTCTGTCCGCAATGAGCGCACTCAATATGGAGCTTGTTTTGCTTTCTTGAAAAAAAGAAGGTCCTTCTGTCATCGAAACGCTTCTCAGCCCATGTCCTGAACTTCTCCGGAATCCTCGGAAGCATTTTGTGAAGCTCGTTCTTCTCCTCATCAGTCATTTGCAATACCTCCCAGGTAATAATCCTTCACGATCTCTCTGACCGTTGCCTCTTCAGGTATTCCGAACTTGACTGTTCCACCAAAACTGATATTGGCTGCTTTGAGGATTGCATCGTCTACTTCTTCCATGAGCTTTTCACTCTCTTTGAGGATTGCCCCTAATGCTCCGGCAAGGCTGTTCTCAGAATTTCTGACCGCCTTTGCGAAATCATTTGATTCTGAGATGCACATCTGGATGTATCTGATCCAGTCGTGCATGATGCCGTTGATGGTAAGTGCCTGCTCCTCGATGCTTATCTTTCCGAGTGCAGCTGATGTGTCAGAGCATATTCTGTCCCATCTTCCGGTGATGAAGTCTTCCGCATCTTCAGGATCCAGTCCGTTCTCTCTTGCGATCTCCCTGATCGCTTCGGTGTCTCCCTGCGCGAGCTGGTTCTTTGCCGCCTCATTAATCTCGTCTGCTGAATTGAAATTGCCGTACTTTGTGAAAATGTCCTTTGCCATGTATAGACCCTCCTTCATTGAGTATTTATGCCGTTTTAGCATTATTGATTAACCAATTTCTGTATTCGTGTGTGACTCCTACCTTCACGGTCACATTCTGCTGCGCGAGTGCGGTACCGATTTCCTCCCACACCTCTGCATTCTTGATCTTTGTTCCCTTTGCGGACATGTAATCGTTTTCCCGCCACTGAGGAAGCCAACTCTCAACAGCTGCGCCCAGCCACTGAGAATCAAAGAACAGGTTAAGGTCCGAAGGGAGTGTCATGTGCTTCAGCGCTGATCCAAGGATTCTCATCCACGCCTCGTTTTCGCTTGCCTCGACTGTCTCCTTGAAGGTCTTTGTTACCGGACCCTGCGGAGTGATCGCCTCCAGGACGTATATCCCGACTCCTTCCTGCTTTTTCGGTCCTTTGATTGTCTGATGGATGTAAATGTTGACTGTCATGTGATCTCCTTATCATGTATCTCTGATACGGATAACCTGTGACGGGGTTCGTCCCGTTGAACAATGTTGACTTGATGATCTCCCAGCCTTTGGGTACCGGAGGCGGGTCTTTCCACCTCATGCTTCTGACGGTCTCCCTCTTAGGTTCCGGGATCTTGAGGTTTCTTGACCTCGTGTAAGATGCTGTCTTTGATGATTCGCCTTTTAAGAGATAATCCGCCAGCTGTTCATATTCACCCTCGTCATACAGAGGACTGAAAAACGGATGTCCGTGAGGCCATGCCTTCTGGATCAGCTTCATCACATCCACCCCCTCGGGGTTATTGATCACAATATGGTGATGGACTGCTCCGCGGGATCCGATCTCTGTTACCCCGATATATTTCAGGTCTGCCTCCGCCTTGCGGAACTTCTTTCTCAGCTCTGCGAGGAACTTAGCTCTGAGTGCGTTGGCTTCTTCTGCTGTCTCGGGTCTTCTGTCCTTTGCATAGGTCAATGTGACGTGAAGATCTCCCTCTGAGAAGTTCGCCATGATCAGCCTCTGAACTTTTCTCCTCTTGTTCCTCTCATTCTGTCTTTTTATCTCTTCAGGTGTCCTTTTTCTTTTCCGCTCCCTCGGACATCCGGGAGCTCCATAATTCCCTGGGATATATTTTTGAATCTCTCTAACCTCTCCGAGGTCATAGGTGACTTTTGTGTACAAGATTTTCTCCTCTGGGTTACGTAAGTTTAATATCCTAATGAACGAATTAAAAAGGCTTAAACCCACTTTTTAAAATTGACTTTCAAGCCCCGAGGACATATAATATTTATGTCAACTTAATTATTGAAATGTCCTTGGGATTGGATCGCTTGCCGGCGATCCTTTCTTTATATCCAGATCTCGTGAATGATGTTCACCTGCATATCCATAAAGTTGTACTGTGCCTGCTCTTCAG